ATGGATGTGCAGAAGGCAGGAATCGCCAGGCTGCTTTTGGCGGCCCCGGAGTTGAGGGACAGCCCTTGGATGATGCAGGATGTCGTGTTTCTGCATTTATGCGAGGTATACGAGCACGCGTGCTTGCAACGCGATGTTCTGCGATGCGCTTCCGACAAGGACGATGAAAGCTTGCTCCAGTTCGAGGCAAGGTGCAGAGCTCTGGAAGTTGCTGCAATCGCCTACATCCGCGAGCAGCGGAAATTCTCCGGCATTGTCTGATTGGTGACGTCGATTACGGGATCAACGTTGCGACCATGAACGCCGCAACCAGAGCGCATGCGGCGATTACCACGATCCACTCGACCATCTTGGCATGCCGGATAGGGACCATCGCTAGTCCTCCGCTTTGAAGCTACGCAATTCCGGACGGAAAACCGTTACACACTTTTCCTGGAATTGCTCTGTTCAGGTGGCAAGGAAACGTTCGGCGAGCATAAAGGTTCATGTTACGGCCACCATTCCGCGCTCGGGAATGCCGCCACCCTGGCCGTGAACTACGGCGCCGCGCGTCTTGTCAGCCCCTAAAGCGCGTCGCGTTCCATCGGACTCATGCGACGCGCTTTAGGTCATTGCTTTTTTGCATGTCGTTGTCCCAAAACCGCTGCACACTTTTGGGCGACATGCATTATTTGAGAAATCATGCCGCCGGTAATGAAAAACCCCGCCGAAGCGGGGTTCTATCTGGCGCCGCAGCCTCAACTCACAGGACGAAATAATCCTTCGTCAGTGTAACGGCGTCATCGAGGTGGATCTTGAGATCGGCAAGCTTGTCGCCGTTGACGTCGGCATAGATGTAGGTGTCGGACGCCTGCCTTTCATAGCGAAGCTCGCCGGCCACGCCCTTGAACGCGGCCGTGCCGACGAAGCTGAACGCCTGGTTGCCGGTCAATTTCGTGCTGGCGTCGATCGCCGAAAGATCGATCCGGTCCTGCTCGCTTGCAAGGAAATCGAAGATCGAATCGTAGGACGTGCCGGCGGATTCGGTCGTCGCCTTGAAGATGAACCGATCCGCGCCGGTTCCGCCATAAAGCAGGTCGCGGCCCGCGCCGCCGTAAAGCAGGTCATTGCCGGCATAGCCCGTCAGCACATCGTTGCCGGCGCCGCCGGTCAGCCCGTTGGCAACCCCGTTGCCGTAGAGCTTGTCCGCATAGCTCGTGCCGATGAGGCTTTCCACCTCGGAATAGGTGTCGCCCTTAGCGTCGTTGGTGTTTGCCGCAGCACTGGTCAGATTGGCGACCACGCCGGCTGCCGCTCCCGCATAGGAGACGGTGTCGGTGCCGCCGCGGCCATAAAGCCTGTCCGCACCGGCGCCGCCGATGAGCGTGTCGTTGCCGAGGCCGCCATCGAGGGTATTGACGCCGGCGTTACCCGCGAGCGCGTCGTTGTAGCTCGATCCGACGAGGTTCTCGATCGAGTAGTAGGTATCGCCCTTCGCGTCATTGGTGTTGACGGCGGCACTCGCAAGATTGGCGACCACGCCGAGAGTAGCGCCGGCATAGGAGGCGGTGTCTGTGCCGGTGCCGCCATAGAGCCTGTCGGCACCGGCGCCACCAACCAGTGTGTCGTTGCCCGCGTCGCCGTCAAGGATGTTGGCACCGGTGTTGCCAGTGAGCGCGTCGCTGTAGCTCGATCCGAGCAGGTTCTCGATCGAGGAGTAGGTGTCACCCTTGGCGTCGCTGGCGTTGGCCGCGGTGCTGGTGAGATTGGCGACCACTCCGAGGGTGGCGCCGGCATAGGAGGCGGTATCCGTGCCGGTGCCGCCATAAAGCCTGTCGGCCCCGGCGCCGCCGACCAAGGTGTCGTTGCCGAGCCCGCCATCAAGCGTATCGGTGCCGCTGAAACCGCCGAGGGCGTCGTCGCCGCCATTGCCGTAGATCAGGTCATTGCCGCCGAAGCCCGCCAGAAGATCGGCATAGTTGCCGCCTCTGATGGTATCATTGCCGGCAAGCGCAGCGGCCATCACCGCCAGGTCATCATCGGTCGAAGCGGTATTTGCCGCATTGACGATGCTCGTGGCCGAGATGCTTATCCCCTCGGCAATCCACACGCGGTCGCTACCATAATAATAACCATAGCTCGTGACCGTGCCGCTGATTGGAACGCCGCCGCTGTAGGTAAAGCTGAAGCCGCCGAATGCGTCGACGCCACCGTCGCCGTAGTCGACCAGGTATTGCGTCGGTCCGTATTCGTAGTATTCGCCGTAGTAGAGCCAGCTGAAGTCGTAGCCGCTCATATCCAGCCAGTAATCGCTATGTACAGTAATCGTCGCCATGATTCCCACAGCGTTGTGAGGGAACTCATAGATCGTTTTCTGGTTGCAGGCAACGGGCAGCGATACCGCCAGAAATACGCTTCATGTTTCCGGCGATATCGCTGTGGATTCAGGAGATTAGGTGTGTGACGTCTATTCCACCGAGTGCGCGGGGCCGAAACGTTCCATGATGAACGAGGTCTGGACGGCGGGGCCCTGGAGGCGGTCGGTCTTTTCGAGCTTTACCGTCGGCATTTCGGCTGGCGGCGTACCCTGCTGCCAGGAGGTGGTGAGAAACAGGCCGGCGCCGGCAAGAAATCCGATGGCAACATACATCCAGTGATTACGCATGACTGAAACTCCTTCTGTCGGAAGGCAAATGCGTGAGGGCTTGTCTGGTTCCCCCGGTATCGGTCCGGGAGCCATGGGCTTATCAAAGTCTAAAAAATATGCGCCGCACCGTCTTTCTTGGTATTTACAGTATAAATATTTGTCGGCTTGCCGGTTTTTCTAGCCTCGCTCACGTCTTTTTTACCGGCAGGTCAGGCAATGGTTCCCTCGGCGTGCGCGACGGCCAACATCGGCCTCAAGGCGCGATGATGTCTCGTCCCCGTCGTTCTGCTTGCGGAAATGCCACCAATCCAATCATGCCCAAGCCCCTTGAGCATCGACCTGTTTTGATTGAAGCAGAGGGCTTTGCCTTATGCAAGGAATTTATAATATACGTTTGTATAGCAAGGGCTTGGGCAAGATTTGCGGGCGAGTGCGGATGTGGTCGGGCCGGCAGTGGAGGGGCGGGATGGGCAAGGCGCGGATTCCGGAACGTGGTGCTTCAAGCAAAAATGCTGTCGCTAAATCGGCGACCCGACGCTTTTCCCTTTGGCGGGTCTTGCGTCCCGCGGGTGAGTTGGATTATTCCGTAAATCAAGGATAGGAATTTTGTCCTGATGCGACGGCTGCTTCGGCAGCCGTTTCGATTTCTGAGCTAATCAAACCATCGTCAAACAACGGATTACGGCAGCCGCCGCGCGTCTCACGATGCGGCGCGGCGCCGTATGCGGCCGGTGATGCGCCTGAACGGAACAGCGACCTTGAGGCGTCCGAGAGGATGCGCGGCGCTGCGGCCTTGGCAGCGTCACCGGTCGCCCCACAGCTGCCCGGCCGATCACAAGGCGCAAGACGCTTGAACGACGTTGACACAGAGGCGCAACGCGACGGTCGGGCTGGCTGTGGAGGACGGAAATCCAAGGCGGCCGCTACCGCAAATCCTCGAGTGCGATGAAGAGCGTGCCGAATTCCACGCGACCCTTGTCCGCGAGCGCGTCGGGGAGCTCAAAATAGAGCTTCTCGGCGTGCGGCGATCCTCCGCCGACGAAACCTTCTTCGGTCTTGCGATGTTCGGGCGAGGGAAACAGCCAAAACACACCAAGGAGATGCTCATGAGCGACCGGACATTCCCTTTGAAGAAAAATACTACTGCCGGAAATATTCAGCGGCAAACGCTACTCGCGCCAAGCCCTGGATACATCAGTCCGGAGGATGCGAGAGCTTATGCAGAAAGCTTGCTCGAAAGTGCCTTGTATGGACCAAACTCGTATTTGCCAGAAGGGACCAGGAAATCGCTCGGCGCGCTTTCCGGCGACAAAAGAGAACACTTCGGCACTTTACCGCCAGGGCCGCGAAAAGGCTTAAGCGGGATGCAGAAGAATCTTGAAGACGCAAAAATCGAGCTGACCTATCTGATACCTAAGATTACCAACCCGGATGGAGCTTCCGTCTTATCCAGCATTGTGTCCAGCATTCAGGCTATGCAGCAGAAGCTCGATGATGACGAGAAACGGAGATTTTATGAGGATCCTTATGTAAGGGAACCGAACATTGAAGAAGGCTCGCTGGCTCAGCAGTGCCTCGAAAGATCAGGCCGCGGAGCGGAGCGCAAGATACCGTATTCGCCTACGGGTGATTATCCTTGGGTCGACGCAGAGAACCGCAAGATCGGCGCCCAGAAGCTATCAAGGATGTTTGGAACCACCTTGCTGGAAGCGCTTAGAACGTGGCGAGAGTGATGCCCGCCGGATTTTCAAAGGTCTTGGACTCCCCCCGCAGCGCTCACTCGCTGGCGAGGTTCGTTGGCCCGCTGGTCTTGGTATTCAATGTAGATCTTGCCGAACTCGACCTTGCCCCGGAGAGCTAAATACCGAGGCAGTTTATAGTAAAGAGTTTCGACGTGGAGCTTGCCCTCCACCCGTACAGGCACTTGATATGACTTGTCGGCAAAAAGACAACAATAGGCCGGCTCCTCTGGGTCCGCGTGCACGCTGAGATAATAGTAGTTGCTGGAAGCGCCGCTGATAGTGACCTCATGTTTCCCGACCTTTATGGTGCAGTAATAACTGGACCCGCACCTGCCGGTTGCTTGCGAATAGTTTCCATCGAATTTTTCGATCCATATTCTGACCTGATAAGGTGAGTCATCCAACTTTTCCTTGGCGGCAAGAACTGTGGCCGAAATGGCGAGCAGGAATACAGTAACCAAACTACGCATGGTATCTCCTGAGGTCGCCGCCGGATTCTCGCGATTCCGAGGTCTCTATTGGGCTGCAATTCAAACTGATTCGCGATTCTGGCGCAATTGTGGGTAGCGAAACGCATTGTTGCACGCTCGATCACGGGAACTCCCGGCGGGTGGAGACAAATACAAAGGAGGCGGTGCAGATGATCGACGACGATGTCTCGAGCACGCCCTCAGGCGAAGCGATCAACGAAGCGGGCGACGAGCCTAGCGCCGGTACGGTGGGGGCGGCGAAGGGTTCGCGTACGCGGCTTGGCGGAGCCTTCCTCGAGGCGGTGCAGGCGGACTTCGAGGCGCATGGCGTCGACGTGATCGCGCGGCTGCGCGAGGAGAAGCCGGAATCCTATCTGAAACTCCTGGCCTCGATCCTGCCCAAGGATCTCTCGGCAAATGCCAACGCGTTGGACGAATTGACGGATGAAGAGCTTGTCCGGCGCATCCGGATGCTCGATCAGACGATCCGGCCGATGATCGAAGCGCCGGCGAAGGGCAAGGCGGCGCGGAAGTCCGCACGGACGCGGCGGCCGGCGGGGCGGCGCTCCGGACCGGAGTAGGGTCGAATCCTGCAGCAATTCAAAGTGTTGTGGCGAGTTTTGAAGGTGCAGAAGAAGCGTGCGCTGCAGGTTGGGCAAGGATGAGGTGAAGGCCACCTCATCCCGATTGCATCAGTGCGCCCGCGAGACGCCGGCGGGAACCGCGGCCTCGCTGCCCGAGAAGATGATGACGGCGAACATCAGCACGCCGGCGAAGGCGATGAGCGAGGAAATGGCGACGATCGGTTCCATCGCCGCGTTTCCGGAGAGCATCAGATAAAGCGATGGTATCAGCACCGCGACGCCGAAGGTGTAAACGACGTACTGGATCATCGCCAGGCGCTTCTCGGCCTTGTGAGGGTTGAGCGCGTGGTAAACGCCGAAGAGCGCCATGGTGACCCAGCCGAGCAGGTTGGCGTGGGCATGGGCGCCGGTCGGTGCGTGGTTGCCCGACATCGACATGTGAAGGCCGATCGTGATGCCGGCGATCAGAAAAATGATGGCGGTCTTGAAGTAGAGATTTGCGATACGTGGCATTGGTTTTCCCCCTCTGTAGCCGACGGAAATTTAGCATGTTCTCAAAGGTCTGAGAACGAGGGCATCAAAGGATCTTTGGCGCGCCGGCGCTGTTACCAGTGATACAATCGAAATATATTCGGGCGGCGAGGCGGCGCGGCACAGAATTACCGTGAGGTTTGGCGACCGGCCCCACGCGGTTTAATGGGAACTTATTGCGGTTATGGGCATTCGGTAGCAATGACAAACCATCCGCTGCGGCGGCGCGCATGCGCCAATGTCACCGCGGCATCTTGCATTGCTGCGTAATTTCATCCGCGGATCGAATTACGTAGCGGAGGATTGCAAATGCTTGGAACCGTACTTCTTGTTATTTTGATCCTGCTCCTGATCGGCGCTTTTCCCACCTGGCCCTATTCGAGCGGCTGGGGCTACGGCCCTTCCGGAATTCTCGGAGTCTTGGTGGTCGTGCTGCTTGTTCTCCTGCTGATGGGCAGGATCTAAGCGAACTTGGGGTAGGGCCGTTTACCAGCTTGCGCCGTCGATCAGTCGGTGCGGAATTTCCTCCCAGACGGCGCGGTCGAACATCCGCATGTTGACGCCCATGCGCGAGGCGTTGCGCCCGCGCGGTGACCAATGGGTCGTGCAGCCGCAGCGGCCGCAATGGTGCATGGTGAGCGTCGCGTCGCCCTGGACATAGCCGACGAGCGTTTTCTGCTCGTCGCTGACGGTGACGTCGCTCACAGAATAATAACCCCAGAGCGCGCCGAGCCGGCTGCACATGGAACAGTTGCAATCACCAAGCGTCTCTGGGCGGACGGGAACGGTGATGCGCACCGACCTGCAATGGCAATGACCTTCGATCATGATGATGCTCCTTCGCTGAGCCGACCCGTTCAAGCATTGGCCAGCACCGAAGGAAGCGCAAGAGGGTGTAGAGCTGAACCCGGAATTGAACCCGAGGCTTCAGCGCCGCGCGTCTTATCAGGCGCGCAAAGGACGCGTTAGCACTCTGAATTGCGGCATGCGTTTAAGGAACATGCAGTAGGTTCAGACGTTTTCAGGGCAAGTACGGAGGCCCAGCGCGGCTGCGGTATTTCCTCGAATCGGTTCCGGTTTAGGGAACATGCAGGAGGCCGCGCCATTGCTCCGTCCAGTCGGGCCTTCCCCGGACGGGGCGAACCATCTCATTTCGTGATCGACGACGTTATCTCGCTGGAGACGGCGGGGACGGCTGCTGTGCGGTTTTGAGCCAAGGCGACATGAAGAACCGCCGACACGGCAATGGAGAAGGTGAGAGCAGCAATCGAAGCGCCAAGACCAGTTTTGACCATCTCCATCCCCTTTCAAGCACGCTGTTGTCGTCCGTCTCTTCAGAGCGTGGCATGACGTTAATCGTGTGGCGCCGATTGAGATGTTCCCCTGGTAACGCGAAATACGGTTAACGGCCGGTTGATGGCGGCGGTCGCGCGCCGAAATGCCATGCGTCCGATAAGACGCACGGGGAGCGGTGCGGTTTCCCTCGGATATCTTTGCACTGACGGCATCGCCGGCCGCGGGGCGGCGGGCGAATTTCGCGACAGTTCGAGCTCTCAGCTTACTTGGTGGTGATGCCGTGAGCGGGAGCACCAGCGCTCGACCAGCAGGAGCAGGGTTCGCCAGCCGGGCCGGTGCCATAGTAGCACTGCGTCTGGGGGGTCTTGCATTGCCGCGGCGAATTATCGACGACAGCGGCGGCCACCTTGGAGCGGCGCACGGGTGCGGGCGCTTCGGCGGTCTCGGTGCACGAGGACGCCAGCGCCGAGAGGCAGAGCGTAATCAATAGGGTACGGCTGATTCTCATTCGGTGGAATTTCCACGACTGCTCGCCAAAGGCAAGAGCCAATGATGGAACAATGCGCGAACCGGCGGAGAAAAAATGCCAAATCGATCGACCGGACCTGCAACGGCGATAGCTGGCGCCTCCGCGCAGCAGTCCGATCTCCACGCGTTGCTCAAGGAACAGGCGTTGCTGATGGCCGAGCTCGACCGACGGCGGCGCACCAATATTCTCGCCGGTTATCGGCCCTACGCAAAGCAGCGCGAATTCCATGCGGCGGGTGCCGCAGTTCGCGAACGGCTCTTCATGGCCGGCAACCAGCTCGGCAAGACGCTTGCCGGCGCCGCGGAGGCGGCGATGCACCTGACGGGCGGCTACCCGGACTGGTGGCCGGGCAGGCGGTTCGACCGACCGATCGTGATGCTGGCGGGCTCGGAATCCTACGAGCTGACGCGCGACGGCGTGCAGCGTCTGCTGGTCGGGCCGCCGCTCAACGAGGAGGATTGGGGCAACGGCTTCATTCCGAAGGCGGCGATCCAGGCGAGCACGCGGCGTTCCGGCGCCTCCGGCGCGCTCGACAGCGTGACGGTGCGCCATGTCACGGGAGGCGCCTCGACGCTGCTCTTCAAGGCCTACGAACAGGGGCGCGGCAAATGGCAGGCCAATACCGTCGACTATGTCTGGTTCGACGAGGAGCCGCCCGAGGACGTCTATTTCGAGGGGATCACCCGCACCAATGCGACGCGCGGCGCGGTCGCCGTCACCTTCACGCCGCTCAAAGGGTTAAGCAGCGTCGTGGCACGCTATCTCATGGAAGAGTCGCCGGATCGCGAGGTCATCACCATGACGATCGAGGATGCCGAGCACTATACGGCGGAGGAGCGGCAGCGGATCATCGACAGCTACCCGGCGCATGAGCGCGAGGCGCGCACCAAGGGCGTTCCGGCGCTCGGTTCGGGCCGCGTCTTTCCGGTGGCCGAGGAAACGATCCGCGTCGATCCGTTCGAGATCCCGAAGCACTGGGTGCAGATCGGCGGGCTCGACTTCGGCTGGGACCACCCCTTCGCCGGCACGGCCTGCGCCTGGGACCGGGATGCCGACGTATTTTATGTGACGAAAACCTATCGCGAGCGCGAGGCGACGCCGATCATCCATGCGGCGGCGCTAAAACCCTGGGGGGCGTGGCTGCCCTTCGCCTGGCCGCATGACGGCCTGCAGCACGACAAGGGCAGCGGCGAGCAGCTTGCCGCGCAATATCGCGGGCAGGGGCTGGCGCTGCTTGCCGAGCGGGCGACCTTCGACGACGGCACCAACGGCGTGGAGGCAGGGCTTTCCGACATGCTGCAGCGGATGCAGACCGGGCGCTGGAAAGTGTTTTCCACCTTGACCGACTGGTTCGAGGAATTCCGCCTCTACCACCGCAAGGACGGCCGCGTCGTCAAGGAACGCGACGACCTTCTCTCGGCCTCGCGCTACGCGCTGATGATGAAACGGTTCGCCAGGGTGAAGGCCGACACGGCAACGTGGAAGTTCACGGAGCGGAGGGTTGTTTGAGGGTGGCGTGTGCGCTTGGGACCGCGCGTCTTCCACATTCGGTGCGAGGGCGTGTCCGCGGCGGCTCCTCCTGATTGCCGATTAGGCGCTACCCGGAGGAGGTATTTCCGCCGTCGACGCGGTGGACGACGGCTTAGCCCACGGGGAGTAGACGTCCATGCTTCGTTCGCTAACCGTTCTCCAGTGTTCGTAATTACTTGAGCCGTTGTTTGTGTAAGCGGCGCGCAGCGGGCGTAGGCTGCCTGGATCGAGTTTGCGGCAGGCAAAAGCGATCGGGCTCCTTTGAAAGCACGCAATTCCGGACGGAAAACCGTTCTACACTTTTCCTGGAGCGATTGGCGGTGTGCTCGGCGGTGCCACCGCATCGGGATTGAGCAACAGGATGCTCACCACGAGAGCGACGAGGATGAGTATAAGCGCCAGAAAGGCTATTCCGCTCTTGTCCATTCCCCATCATGGGGAGCCGAATGTGAGAATTTCGAGGCAGTCGGCGGCAGGTAACGCAACAGCCTCGCCTTACTGCATGTTTCCATGGATCGTAGCCGATTTAAGGATAAAACATGCAAGCAATTCAATATACTACAGCGTCCTTTGCACGTCTGAATAGACGCGCGGCGCTGCAGCGCCTAAAGCCTGTCACCGCGTCTGGGTCTGGGCAGCCGGCAGGTAAACCTTGGCTGCGGCATGCTGCTCGCTGGTCAGCGATCCTGCGAAGACGAGGTATGCCGATATAGCGAGCACAGACAGCAGCAGAATGGCGACAGGTAGGCCGGTCGAAGCGTGATATTCCGGCCCTCGGTAATCTTTTCCAATCATCGTAATGAACTCCACTCTATACTCGTACGACAACGTGCCATCGGTGCAACTGGTTCCTGCACAATGGTTGGTCCGGGGCGACAATGGTTGAGGCGTTGTGACGTAACGGCATTATACCATGCTCCTCAGTTCATGGCCGGCGATTACGGGTGATGCGCGGTTTTCTGCCGACATCGATTCACGGTCTGTTCGTAGCTATTTCAGGCGGGGGCGCACGCGCGACCAAGCAGCGTTTCCGTCGAGACCAGCCCGCTGGTTGATCGGAACGTTCAGCGCGACATGGGTCATTTCGAGCGCGTTTTTCAAAGCCCCACAAGCTATACAAATGCAGACCTGGAGATCTGCGCGTCTGGTCAGACGCCGCAGTGCACGGCGGTAGCGCAATGGGTTTGGCGGATGCGTGTTTCGCCGTCATCCCGTGCTTGTCACAGGGATGAGGACGGGGGGAGACGCCTTGCCCCTACGGCAGCCGACGAGGCAGCAGTGGCTGCAGTCGTGTACCGCGACCTCTCATCAGCGGGCACCGGGGTGCCGGTGGTTCCGAGGGCGCGGTCAAAAGACCGCCAGATACCGTAGCAGCGAGAGGATCCCGATGATGATCACGATGGCTTGGACGATCTGTCTGGTGCGCGCGTCCAACGGAAGCCGATTTACGAGATAGAGCACCAGGATGACGACCAGGAAGGTGATCAAGATGCTGATGAGGATCGACATTAACCCGCACTCCCGACGAAAGCTTCCGATAAAGGCTTAACTATGGGAGGTTTTGCCGAAGGGAAGGGCTGCTACCGAAGATAGCATTCCGCTGCCAGAGGATGGTCATGGCCGACGGTCCCGTCGCCGCCCATTTTCCCAGGTCAAACCTGAAAGACCTTATCTGTGTCACGACAAGTCGATGCCGAGGCGAGATCAGCGCCATCGAACATTGGCCACTCGGTGGGGGACGGTCCTTGCCGAGATGATCCCGTGCGGAAACGCACCTCCCTCCGTTTCGCATAGGCGGGCCGGTCAATGCGGCCACCCAACGACTCAAAATCGAACTCCACCGCCGAAAGGTTTCTCCGATGGCTGCAATGACCGATGAACGGCTGGCCGCGCTGGTCAGCCAACTGGTGAAGGACTGCGAAGACTATCGCGATGTGCTCGCGGTCGATCGCATCAAGGCGATGGAATATTACGACGGCACGATGAAGGACGTGCCGGCGGACGCCAACCGCTCGAAAGTGGTTTCGCGCGATTGCCGCGCGGCGATCAAGAAGGTACTGCCGTCGCTGATCCGCACCATTCTCGGCAACGACAAGGTGGTGGAATACGCGCCTGTCAACGAGGGCGACGAGGCAGCGGCGAGCCAAGCGACCGACTACATCAACTACGTCGTCTTTCCCGAAAGCGATGGCTATGACGCCGTGCAGGACGCGGCGCACGACGCCTTGAAGCTCCGCAACGGTGTGATTCGCTGGTGGTACGAGAACAAGGTTTCGGTCGCGGTCTCCACCCATACGGGGCTCGACGAGGCGGCATTGGTGCAGCTCGTCGGCGACGACGCGGTGGAGGTGATGGAGCAGTCGCAGACGCCCGAGAAGATCCAGACACTCGAGGGTGTGATCGAGCAGCAGAGCTACAGCGTAAAGATCCGCCGCAAGGTGGAGCGAGGCACGCCACGGCTGGCGGCGGTGCCGCTCGAAGAATTCCTGATCCATCCGGACGCGCTCTCGATCGAGGAGAGCCCGATCACCGGCGTTGCCACGCGCATGCGCCGCTCGGACCTCGTCGCGCTGGGGCATGACCGTGACCTGATCGAAGGCCTGCCGGCTTCGACCGCCGCTAACGACCGCGACGACGAGGAATTCACCCGCAGGCGCGATGCCTTCGCCACAAGGGATGCGGTGCCGAAGGCGCTGGAGGAGGTGGATTATTACGAGCTCTACGTGAAGGTGGATGCGGACGACGACGGCATTGCGGAACTGCGCCGGCTCGTCTTTGCCGGCGGCACGGGCGCGGAGAACCTGCTTTCGAACGACGAGTGGGACGAGGTGCCCTTCGCCGACCTTATCGTCGAACGTCGGCCGCACCAGCGCGAGGGCGGCTCGGTCACCGACGACATGGCGGAAATCCAGCGGGTGAAGACCGTGCTGATGCGCCAGACGCTCGACAATCTCTACTGGCAGAACAACCAGCAACCGATCGTCCAGGAAGGCGCGATCGCCAATCCGGAGGCCGTGCTCAACCCGAAATTCGGGCAGCCGATCCGGGTCAGCCAAGGCGTCGATGCGCGCGCGGCGCTCGGCTACACCATGGTGCCGTTCGTCGCGAAGGAATCCTTCGCGATGCTTTCCTACCTCGACCAGGAGGCGACCGACCGCACCGGCATTTCCGATGCTTCCAGCGGGCTCGCCCCGGACGCGCTTCAGAACATGACGGCGCGGGCCACTGCGCTGATCGAGCAGGCGGGGATCGGCCAGACGGAGCTGATGGTGCGGACCTTCGCGCAGGGCTTGAGGCGCGTGTTCAAGGGGCTGCTCAGGCTCGTCATCAAGCACCAGGACCGGCCGCGCGTCGTCAGGCTGCGCGGGCAATGGGTAAGTTTCGATCCGCGCCACTGGAACGGCGAGATGGACGCGACGGTGAACACCGGCCTCGGCGCCGGCACGCGCGAGCGCGATATGATGATGATCCAGCTGATCCAGCAGTTGCAGGAAAAACTGCTGATGACGCTCGGGCCGGACAATCCTTATGTCTCGCCGGACAACCTCTACAACGGCATCGCCAAATCGGTGGAGGCGGCGGGGCTGAAATCGCCCGACCTCTATTTCACCAAGCCGACGCCGGAGGAGATCCAGCGACGAATGCAGGCGAGCGCCGGGCAACCGAACCCGGAGATGCAGAAGCTTCAGATGCGGGCGCAAGCCGATGGCGAGAAGGCGCGGCTTTCGGCGGAAAACGACCGGCGGAAGCTGGAGATCGAGCGCGAACTGAAGCTTGCCGAAATCCAGCAGAAGGGGGCGCTGAAGCGCTACCAGATCGACGCCGAGCTGAACCTGAAACGACAGCAGAACGCCGCGGAAATGATGGGCGGCGAGCCGCTGACGGCGGCGCAGATTGGAGGGGCGCCAGGGTAAGAAAGCAAGTTCGTGATTGGAGGATGTTTGCGCAGAAGTGTCCGAAGACGATCAGCATTGCAATTCAGCGATTCCGGCAGTGACGCGAATGGGCACGCTGGGCTTTGCGTTGTGCGAATGCTATCTGCGTTGATGAGACGAAATACGCGACGTAGGCCGCGAAATCACGTGGAGTTGCAGCATGTTCCTGAGCACCGACGAGCTAGAAGAGGTCACGACGTTTCGGCGCGCGCTGCATCGCCGGCCCGAGCTTTCCGGCGCGGAGGCGGAGACGGCAAAGGCGGTCGTGCAGGCGCTTGAAGAAGCCGGCGCGGACGAGATCGTCACCGCGCTTGGCGGGCATGGCGTGGCGGCCATCTACTGGGGAACAGGCGAGGGGCCGACAGTGATGATCCGGGCCGAGCTCGACGGCCTGCCGATCGAGGAGGTTTCCGATCTGGCGCACCGCTCTGAGATCGCCGGCAAGGGGCACCTCTGCGGGCATGACGGGCACATGGCGATCCTTATGGCGGTGGCCAAGGGGCTCGGCCGCGAGCGGCCAGCGCGCGGGCGGGCGATCTTGCTCTTCCAGCCGGCCGAGGAGAACGGGGCAGGGGCGGCAGCGGTCCTCGCCGATCCGAAATTTTCCGCGCTGAAACCGGACTTCGTGTTTTCGCTGCACAATTTTCCCGGGCTGCCGCTCGGCCATGTGGCGCTCACCGAGGGTCCGGTCAACTGCGCCTCGCGCGGCATGAAGATCACGCTTTCCGGCAGGACGTCGCATGCCTCTTCGCCTGAAGACGGGATCGCGCCGACGTTTGCGCTCGCAAAGCTCCTGGGTGGCCTCACCGCGCTTGGTGCCGGCGGGCCGCTCGACGAAAACTTCACGCTGGTGACGGTGACGCATGCGAAGCTCGGCGAAGAGGCCTTCGGCATCAGCCCCGGCTATGCGGAAATCTGGGCGACGCTGCGCACGCTGACGGACGAGCGGATGGCGGCGCTGGTGGCGGCCGCGGAGGCGCTTGTGCGCAAGGAGGCCAAGGCGGCGAAGCTTGACGCGACGATCAGCTACGAGGACGTTTTCCATCAGTGCAGCAATGCGGCGCCTGCGGTCGGCGAACTCAGGCGGGCACTCGACGACGAAGGCGTCAGCCACCATCAGGGCGCTGGCGCACTGCCGATGAAGGCATCGGAGGATTTCGGCCTCTTCGGCCGCGTGGCGCCGTCGGCGATGTTTTTCCTAGGCTCCGGGGAGAACCATCCGCGGTTACACAATCCGGATTATGATTTTCCCGACGCGCTGATCGGTATCGGTGCCCGTGTCTTCATGCGCGCGATCCGCAACCTGGTGGGGTGACTGCCGGGCGTCGGAGTGGAGCTTCGTGAACAACGATGGGAAGCCTCCGCCGCGAAAGGAATGGAATGAGATATGCCGTCCGTAAGCTCGCCTTTTCATTTGCGTTCGCCCTTGCCGGTACTGCGGCCGCGCTTTCGGCCGAGCTCGGGGCGACGGCAGGAGCGGCTCAGACGCAGGATGACAGCTTGAAGGAATTTATTGTGGCGAATCCGGATTGCCTGGAGTTCAACGACCAGTGCTCCTTCTGCACGGTTGTGAACGGAGTGGCCGAATGCTCGACGCCGCAGATCGCCTGCGTGAAGCAAAAGAACCGGTGCACGAAGCGGGCGGGCAAGTAGGCGCGCGAGGGCTTCAGACACCGCGCGTGAAGAGGCAGTGGTTTTACGAGTTGGGCGTGTCCGACAAGTTTTACGCGCTCAAGTCGGCACGGTCCCTTTGACAGCCCAGGCAACGGCCGCGTAGGACCGTGGACCGTCAACGTCGCCGTCGAGGTAGGCAGAACGGACCGCATCGCGAAGCCTTGTGCGCGCCTGCTCATCGAGTGTCGCGACATACTCGGCGCCCGGTCCATCCTTGCCGAGGTATGGCGCCCAGTAATCGTCGAAGGAAGCGAAGTCCATGCGGATCGCAAGCTCCGAGGTCTCGACGTCGACAAGGCCGGCACGACGCCAGGCCAAGCCCAGTTCACCCGGCCGAGTCATCGGACGTGTGCAGGCGCGCGCCCGAAGTGATCCAGCGGCGGGATCAAGCGCAGCCGCGGTATCCAAGAACATCCGACCGGCAACAAAGCCACCGCGCGCGTCCCATACGGTGGCTGCGACTGTCGCTCCAGGTCGTGCGACACGGCGCATTTCTGCCACGGCTCGATGGGGCTCGGGGACGAAGTGGAGCATCAGGAGCGACAGAACCCGGTCGAACGCCGCGTCGGGGAAAGGCAAAGCACATGCATCGCCGACACGGAAAGAGACGCGCGGGTCTGAGTTTCTGCGGGTCGCATGTTCGATGTAGGGCGGCGCGTAGTCTATGCCGGAGATAGCCGCCAGGTCGGAGCGCTCGGACAGCAGAAACGTCAAACTGCCGGTGCCGCAGCCCACGTCCAGCACCCGTTCACCGCTCGAGATCCCGGCGAACGCCAGGAACGGAACAGCAAGCCGGCGGCTCCAACGCCCCATCTGCAGTTCATAACCGTCCCCCGTGCTGGCGTTGAAGGTCGATGCAGCCGTCATAGCACACTCCAGTAAGCCAGAAATGCCGGAACTTTACCAAACAGCGGCATCCACGACATCGGTCGGGATGCTTGTGCGACGCAATTCTTAGCACATCGACGAACCCTTCATACGCCCGCGCCCGACACACTGTAAGGCGGCGCCAGGATTCGCGCACCAAGGAGAGTTACATGTATCCATTTTTGATGAAGTTTGGACTGAAGCAGATTGGCGATAAGTTGGGTGGGTCGATGTTCAACGACACTCTCAACCCGGATGAAGCCTATGCGGATCGCATAGCGAGAGACTTCGGAATCAATTGGCATGATGCCCGTGACGCGTACCATCAGAACCGGGAGTTCTGGGAGGAGTCCTACAAGGGTGATCCAAACGACCGTCGCAACGCCCCGAAAATGGCGCCTGTCACCCGCACCTCGCGGCTGCCTTCCGCGTCTCCTGGTGTTCCGGAGGGAAATGGGCCATGGGAGAAACTGTTTCCGGGACGCGTTTCGCTGAGACGAGCACAGGAAGACTGGCGCGAATAACCCTAGCGCGGTCAAAACCCGCGTGCGTAGACGGCATAGGCCGCAAGGCAAAGCAGCCAGAAGACCACGGCGGCCCACCTGCCGGCGTCGTGGCTCATCTGATAGCGGCCGTCCTCCCGGCGCTTCAGTCCGAACCAGTTGAGGCCGGGTTCTTCAAGATAGAAATCGCCGCCGACAATACTGCCGAAGCTCAACAGGGGCGATGATCCGTGCTGTTCCGTGAAGAAAGAACTCGACGACGAGGAGTTTGAATAAATTGGTGATCGCGGAGAACGCGACATCGAGCGCAAAGAGTTTTTTCCTCCTCATGTTTCGCTTGTTTCCGAGTTGAATGGAGAGGTGTGCGGGCTAGACGCTGCGCGTGAAGGCCAGATAGGCAACAAGGCAAAGCAGCCAGAAGACCGCACCGGCAAACATGCTCATCGTGGAATTGAGAAGGAAGCGACCGGATGGAAGACGCTTCAGGCCTAGCCAGTTGAAGTCGATGTCTGCCGAATAGATTTTCTCTACTTCGAATCGGCCGAAACTGACCAGCGGCACGATGATGCGCGCCGTCCGATGCAGGAAAAAATCAAAGATGAGAAGGTCAAGAATACCCAGGACGGAACTGAGGATAACATCGAATGCGAGGAATATTTTTCTCATGTTCTAAAACCAGTTGGCCAACTTGCTGCTTGCACACCTGCTCGATGCGTCGCGATCATCGGCGTTTCGGGGGGCTCCACAAAAGACGCGGCCGCGCTACTGAAGAGATAGTTTAGAACAAAACAGGAATCAATCCTTCCGTGTGGCGATTTTCGCTGACACGGCACGGTCGGCTCGTCTGAATTCTCGCGGAGACAACGTCACATGAAACCAGAGGAAAGGACTGCTGCGGCGCGGGCGCTCATCGACAATCCGCTGTTCGACCGGCTGATGGACGAACTGGAAGCGGCGGCGATCAGCGGCTGCGTCAATGCAAAGATCACCGACCATGAGAGCCGCGCGGCCTTTGCGGCCGAGGCGCGGGCGATCCGCAATTTCCGCGGCAAGCTCAAGTTCCTGACGGAACAAGCCAGGGCCGAAGGGACGAGCGCGCCGGCGTGACGTGGGGCGCGTGCCATGGGGTGGGGCGCCCAAGATGTGCACTCCATCGCCGGACGGTTTCCTTGTCGATTTGATTCAGGAAACCGATGTAGCTGTTTGAATTATCTAGAAATCTTTCGCGAAGGGGTCGTCTGCCGTTTCGCCGAAAGTCTCTCTCTTTGCTGCATTTTTTGTGCGACTTCGCCTCAAAATGCTTTGAAAGGTCATTCCATGATGAACGATAGTGCCAACCTGCCTTTCGGCGGGAGCAAAACCGTTGACGGATCGCTCAATCCGGCCAGCTTTGACGACCTCGATTTCCGGGAGCCGCATGAGGCCAACGACGAGGGTGAAGAGGCGTGGGGCGCAGCGACCACCGAATACGCCGATGAGGATGACGATCCTGATACCCAGGGCGACGAGCCGGGCTTTTCCGAGGAGGAGCTGGCCAACGAAGCCGAAGATCTGGTCGTGACGCTCAAGGGCGGCGAGCAGGTTCCGCTTGAGGAACTGAAGCTCGGCTACATGCGGGATCGCGACTACCGCCACAAGACCCAGGATCTTGCCAGTGGGCGGCGGGCGCTCGAAAACATGAGCAGCCGTGTCGCGGCCACCGCCAACGCCGTTGCCGAGCTTATTGCCGGCCAGATCCCTGACGAGCCGCCGGAGGAACTGAGGCTCTACGATCCGCAAGCCTATCAGCGTCAATGGGCGCTGCACCAGGCGGGGCTGCAACAGCTCTCCCAGGTGATGGCGCTTGCCGATGCGCCGACAAGCGTCGCGGCCGAGTTTGAGGCGGCGGCGAGCGAGGAAAGGCTTGAGGCGGAAAACGCCAAGCTTCTCGAAGCCTTCCCCGAAACGGGGAATGACGAGGGGCGACAAGCCTTCTTCGCCGACGCCTTCGAAACGGCCCGGGAGCTCGGCTTTTCCGACGAGGAGGTGCGCGAGGCTATCGACCACCGGCTATTCAAGCTGGCGCACTACGCCCGGCTCGGCCTCATCGCCGAACGGTCGCGGGCAAAGGCCTTGCAGAAGGTGGCGGCGGCACCCGCCTCCGCACCGCGCATGAAGGCGAGGAACCAGGCGCAGCGCCACCAGCGCGAAAGCCGCGCGGCGATGCAGCGGCTGGCGCGCACGGGCTTGATCCGCGACGCGATGGCGGTCGATTTCGAGTAGCCCCGCTCGCGGGGTGTTTCGGACACCCGACCTGCTGGCCACCTTCTCCCCGCTTGCGGGGCGAAGGAGACGTGTGGCGGTGCCCCGCCCAAATTCTCCCCGCGTGCGGGGCGAGAGAGGGGGGCAAGGGGCAAGCCGGACCGGCTCCGATCATATCAACAACATAAAGGCTTTCCCGCATGAACTCCACACGCGGGCGGCCGATCTCATTTCACAGAAGGACCAGAAAATGGCAGTTCTCACCAATACCTTCCAGACTACCCAGGCCGTCGGTAATCGGGAGGAGCTCTCCGACGTCGTGTCGCGCATCACGCCGGAAGATACCCCGATCTATTCGCTGATCGAAAAGGGCAAGTGCAACACCTATCACCCGGAATGGGAGACGGACGAGCTCGCCGCGCCCGGCGCCAATATCCGCGAGGAAGGCGAGGAATACGCCTTCGGCGCGATCACCCCGCCGAAACGGCTCGGCAACTACACCCAGATCATGCGCAAGGACTGGATCATCTCCGCCACGCAAGAAGTGACGGCTGAGGCCGGCAACGTGCAGAAGCGCAAGTACCAGAAGCTGAAGAAGGGCGTCGAGATCCGAAAGGACGTGGAATTCGCCATCGCCGACACCAATGCATCCGTCAGCGGCGCCACCCGCGAGTTCGGCTCGCTCAGCACCTGGCTCACGTCCAACGTCTCGCGCGGGGCAGGCGGCGCCAATGGCGGGTTCAGCGCAGGTACCGGCCTGACGGTGGCGCCGACCGACGGTACGCAGCGCCCCTTCACAAAGGCGATCCTCGATACGGTGATGCAGCAGGGCTACCAGAACGGCGCAAACTTCCGCCATGTCTCGGTATCGCCCTATGTCAAATCCGTCTTCGTCACCTTCATGTCCGACAGCAATGTCGCGCCGTTCCGCTACGCGGTTTCGCAAGGCGGAGAGCGCAACACCATCGTCGCGACGGCGGACTATTACGAAGGCCCGTTCGGCACAGTGATGATCCATCCGAACCGGGTGCAGGCGGTGAGCGCCGGGCTTGCCCGCAATGCCTTCTTCATCGACACGGACATGCTCTCCTTCCTGTGGCTGCGCCAGATCCAGGAAGACCGCGACGTCGCTAAGACCGGCGACGCCGACAAGGGCGTGATCATCGGCGAGGGGACGCTGAAGGTGCACAACGAAAAGGGCCTTGGCGTCGCGGCTGATCTGTTTGGGTTGAGCGAGGCAAGCTGAGGTTGGCGGACACGCGGACGGGGCGGGCTTCGGCTCGCCCTGATCTTTTTTGGGCAGCGGAGATCGTCGGCGATCCTCTTCCACAGGGTCAGACAGCCATGACTCTGTGCGCGGCCGATCTAAAAAAGGAACAGATCGATGATCACGAAAAGGAACGTGAGCCTAAAAGGCGACACGACACGAACCGGCAAGCCAAATGCTCGAACGGACATCTGGCGATCAGTGGCCGAAGGAAACGAGCAAGCGAAAGCGATCGATTCGCTCGCTGCTGCCGACGCGGGACTCGTCCAGGCACCACGTGGGTTCCGGGAAGCGAACGTCGCAAAAGGCGGCAGGATTGAAAAGCAGCCAGACAACCTAGCGCCTTATCAACGGGCATTACTTGATGTGATCGCTGCTGGGGAAGGCGGTGAATATGATCTCATGTTCGGTGGGAGACGCTTTACCGACCTTTCCGACCACCCCCGCAACCCAGCCCGGATAAGCAAAGGCCAGCACGCTGGCGGCAAAAGCACCGCGGCTGGCCGTTATCAAATGACCGCTCCGACGTGGGACGAGTATGCGAGAAAGCTGAATCTGCGCGATTTTTCTCCCTCTAATCAAGACGTCGCAGCATGGAGCCTCGCCAAAGACCGTTACCGTCGCGCTACCAAGGGGGGCGATTTGGACTCGGCCCTTCGTTCGGCCCTTCCCGATGAGATCAAGGCGAGCGGCCGCAATTTGGCAACGACATGGACGAGTCTGCCTGGCGGTAGCGAACAGCGATTAACGGAGGACGAGTTTCTGCACCGTTATACGATGAACTTCCTCGAGCACGACGGCCGAATGCCGGCGCCGCAGGCACGGCCCGCGCCATTCGAAGAGCGGTTCTCGGGCAGCGCTGAAGATCATACGCAGGGGCCGCTTGCAGAAGCGCTTGCCGCAAAAGCCGAGCAACTGCGCCGTGACGGAGCGTCACAATTGCATGTAGGTCCCAGCAGCCGGCCGGAAGGGGGCTCCGACTCATCCTTACCGTCGGCGGGTTCAGATGAACTGCAGTTCTGGGATCGCCTGTTTCGCAACCGCGGATCATTGAAGGACGTCCTGAAGAACTGGCTGGATTGAGCCGCTCTGGGCCGTGAATATTAGCAGCACTCTCTTGCATATGTTCGCGTTATGTTCTACAAGGAAAAGGTGTTATGGCGATTGTCCATGAACCGTTGATGGCAAAACTTGACGAATGCCGCGTAAAGACGTGAGGGATAATGTTTCTCAGTAGACTCGGCACCTTGATGGTGCTGGTCGGGACGCTTTTTGCTGCACCGGCAGCGGCCGACCCCGACGAAATTATCGATGCACTCCTTACATGCAAGCCGGATTTCTTCGAGGTTCTAAAGACTGAGAAATCGGCATTCATGCCTGCCCTGCTCACGCAGCGTCTCATTCCTGTTGCCGAGTTTGTCGAGTCCATGGCAAGTGTCGCAACCTTCCAACAAGCGATTATGGCTCGCGGACTTCGCGTCGAGGTCTACCTGCAGACCGTTATCTCTGGCGCCAGCGCCGGCTCCGGCGATATGAGGACGCATATTTGGGGGGTTCTGGTTCCGGACGAGCCGCAAGAAGTCATCAAATCGCTCGAAGCGAATGTGCCGGGCGCGAAATTCGAGCCGCTTGCAGACGGTTGGATGATGAGCCCGGAAAACTGGGAGCGACCGGACCCGTGGAGCCTGCTTCTTATTCGCCGGTACCAGGACAAGTATGGAATGGGTAGTAGCATCTGGTGCTTTGCCGAGACGGCGGCGCTGAAACCTATGCAAGGTTTGCCAAGCGTGGAAGACCTGCTCTGGAAATATTGAAAGCGAGGGACGTTCCCGCCGGGAACGACGGCTTGTCAGCCGCGAGCGCGGAAACAAGCAATTGAATTTTTTTTGCGTCGAGAGGAGCAATCTTGTTCAGGAGTTTCATCGCGGCTCTGGTCGCTTTCGTCGCACTCAATTTCGCCGCACCGGCACTTGCCGCGCCGGAGCGGCTGCTCGATGCGCTGCTTTCCTGCAAACCGGAGTTCTTTTCGGTGCTGAAAGAGGAAAGGGCGGCGCTCGGGCCGGTTAGGATCGATTTGGATGAAGGCGAGAGCAACTCGCCGCATGGTCCGCCGCGGGAAAATTACTACAAGCAAATGGCGATCTTCGCCAAGCCGATCGCGATGGGTGGCCTTCCGATCATCGGTTATTCCCAGGACTACTCTGTTCGGAAAGACGAGGCGCTCTCCTGGTACAATTTGTGGCTTCACGTTGCCTGGCCGCGGGACAAAGTTGTCCAAGCGCTCGAGGCACGAACGGGGATCACATTTGAGGAATCACGATATTACGACTGGAGGAGCAACGAGGCGAGGGAGGACGGTCGGGTATCACCGGAGTTCGCAGTTTCGGAAATGGATACCCCGGAGGGGCAGTCGATTTTGGTATGTGACAGTGTTGGTACCAGCGACACGGAGGTCTTCCGGCTCCCCGATATTACGGAATTGTTTGGAGCGCCCGAACTGCGGCCGCTGCCGCTCGCCGACGCCGACCGGCTGATGAAGGCGCTGCTTTCCTGCACGCCGGAATTCTTCAAGCTTTTGAAGGCCGAACAAGAGGCCTTCGGAGCGGTGCAACTCAGCCGCATATCCAGGTGGGGCAATAGCAACGAGCCGATTGAAACGCGGGTAAAGTTTCAATCGATCGTGCACGCATGGGGACTCGATCTCACCGGCTATGTCCAAAGGGTCGATCGATCGGCGGGAAAGGAAAAGATTTCGTGGGGATTTGAAACAGCAGAATGGGCGGCCCGACTTTGGCACACCATCGGGCGGCGCACCGGAAGCACATATGTGGACGGACATGGATGGATGCTGGATCTGCCGACGGAGGAAACAGGCTACGCGCCTTCACAGTACTTCTCTATCGGCGATGTAGCTTCCCAGGAGAGAGGATTCTTGTTCTGTTCAGTCAACTCGGATGATTTTACAGCGGCGCTGCCTGAGCCCTCCGATTTGTTCCTGACGGGGGCAAGGTAAATCAGTGAATTCTGAAGCGCGTCGCATTCAATAGGAGCCATGCGACGCGCTTTGAGTCTTTGCTTGCACGCAGGTCGTTGTCCCGAAACCGCGGCGCGCGTTCGACGACATGCATTGGATGGTGCGAAGCGGCAATTGGCGCCGACAGCATTTTCTGGAACCCGGATTATTTCAATCAGCCGGCGGATTCTTTTGAGAGTTGCGCATTCGCGATGGGCGACGTCTCTGCTCGTCAGAGGTCTGGACAGGCCGTCGGAACGCGCGCCGGGATACGTCGTTTGAATCCCGTTTTTGAGGTGAAAGCTATGACGAGACGAAAGTCAACGAATACCCAAAGATCCACAAGTCTCAACTGGATGGGATTTCCGGCGGAGACCTATTCTATGCGCGACGCGATGGAGGATTTTGATGATCGGCCGACCATTGACCCGAGGCGCATGACGAACGTTGGCAATCCCGGCGACGGTCGCTCCCGCCCCTTTGCGCCGGACCATAGTCGTCTCGTCGAGACCATGCCGAGGGCGCCGATCGATTATCGAGGGGCACTGACCGGAACGACGGCATTTGGCAAGCCGGCGCAATTGCCGGCGGATCATTTTCGGAAGTTGAAGGCCACCGATATATTATCGGACAATATCGCCGCCCGCCTGAAGCGCGATTTTCAGCAAAAGCTGAAGATGCGCGAGGAGCAGGCTGCCGCCATCGTCGGAAACTCCGACCACGAGAGCGGCGGTTTCGGACAGACCTTTGGCAATCTATGGCAGAGAGGGCATGTAGATAAGGACGCGTTTGGCTACATGCAGTGGGACGGCTCGCGGAAGGAAGACTTCTTCAAGTGGGCGAACGAGCGAGGGTTGGATCCACACTCCTATGAGGCAAACTATGGCTTCCTGGAGCACGAATTCAAGAAAGGTGACGAATTCGATAATGGTGAAGAACGCAGGGCACTCACCGACTTTTATGCGACCCGGAATGTTGATGAGGCAACTGAACTGCTGGCTCGAGGGTATTTGCGTCCCAACGACAGGAAGCTGCAACTGCGTAAACGGCAGACGGCGGCGAGAAACGCAATGAAGCTCCCGGACTACCAGAACGATATCCCTTATGACCATCCGCCGTGGCGAACGCCGGTCCCGGCGGCCCCTCCGGACTTTGATGGTAAGCCGTGGCGGTATTGAGCGCGCATATCGAAACATCGTTAGCAAGGCGGTTCTTCGGAGCCGCCTTTTTCATTGGAGAAAGCAATGTCCGAAACAAAGAAGCCGGTGCCTGTCCGGCTGACGTATGACGTCTGGCTCAACGACGGCGAGCGGACGTCCGCCGGAACCGTCGTATCCTTGAGCCTCGGCGAGGCCAAGGCGCTGATCGCCAGCGGCAAGGCCGAGCGGGCCGATCCGCTGCCGGGAGAGTGACCATGGTGATCCGCGACGGTCAATGGAAGCTCTTCGATTATGATTTTCAAACCGGCCGTTCCGTCTGGGTCATGGAGGACGGCAACAGGACCCATTGGCGGACGGACTATCCGGTCGAGAACCTCGTCCGCCAGAACGAATTCACGCGCCATGCCACCGCCGGCAACGCCTTCGGCGAATGGACCAAGGTCGCCTCAATCCCGCTCAACCTGGCCCATTCCGAAAACCTGGTGCGGGCCCACTCCGAGGGCGACGACCACTATGTGAAGCGATGGCTCAACGACGGAGACAACCGCGCCTGGCGCAGCTTCGAGGGACATCTATGACTATTTCCGACTATGCGTCACTCCTCGTCGACGCCGGTGACTATTCCGGCCGCGACGACATCGCCCAGCTTTTCCCGCGCTTCCTCGTGATGGCCGAGCTCAAGCTCAACCGCGTGATGCGCGTTGCCGAGATGGAAAAGACGGCGGCTGTGCAGTTGACCGAAGGCGAGGGCAGCCTGCCGGCGGATTTCCTGGAGGCGCGGCAGGTGCTTGCCGCAGACGGTCGGGCGCTCCGGGCGCTGCCGCTGCAGGAGCTCAGCAGCCACGAGACATCCGGCGGTCCGCTGCTCGGCTACGCGATCATCGGCAGCGCCATCAAGGTGCGGCCGAAGGGCGGCGAGGACATTCGCCTGACCTACTACGCGAAAATCCCGCCGCTGACGGCCGCCGCGCCGGGCAACTGGCTGATCGAAAAGGCGCCGGACGTGTACCTCTACGCGCTCGTCGAGGAGATCGCCGTCTGGGAGCGCGATGCCGCCAAGGCGGGTGCGGCCGAGGCACTGAAACGCCTGGCAATGGCCGCGCTGGGGCTTGCCGACGAGCGCCTGCGCTGGGGCAACGCAGAAATCGTCATCGGAGGCCCGACGCCATGACACTTCTGACCGTGATCAACGAAGTCTCGGACATCGTCTCGCTCGACCGCTTCGACAGCGTCTACGGGACGAACGATCCGAATGCACAAACGATGGTGGCGCTGGCCGAGGAGGCTGGCGCGGAGATTGCGCGGCGCGCCGACTGGAAGCGGATGCTGAAGACGCATGCCGTTTCCGCTTCGCCGGAGATCCTGCCTGCCGACTACCAACGGCCGGCACCGGGAGGGGCGGTGCGGGCGGCGGACGGTCGCTTCTTCCGCCCGGCCACCAACGGCGGCCAATGGGCCGTGATCGCCGGCGTCGCTTCCGCCGAACTTTATTGCCACCTGAGTGGCCGGACGATGTTCTTCTCGCCGGCCGCTTCCGCCGCCGGCGCGACGATCGATTACGTCTCGAAAAACTGGGTGCTCGGCGATCCCTACGAGGAGCGCGAAACTTTTCGCGCCGACGACGACACGACGCTCTTTCCCGAGCGGCTGCTGAAGAAAGGGCTGATTTGGCGCTGGAAGCGCCAGAAGGGCCTCCCGTTCGAGGACAACCTTGCCGAATTCGAGGCGGATCTCCTGCAGGAGATCAATGCAGACAGGGGGGCATCATGACGACGGTTCGCATGATGACAGTGCGGCCTGGCCGCCTGCCCCAGACCAACCGCGGGCAGGCGAGCATCGGCCGGCCGCAGACCTCGCAATCGGTGACCTTTCCGGCGCCGAAACAGGGTCTCGTGACCACCGCCGACATGGCGTCGCAGACGCCGGGCTCGGCCACCGTGCTTACGAATTTCCTGCCGACGCTTGCCGGCTGCAAGATCCGCGGCGGCTCGCGCAAGGTGGGGCTTGCGGCCGACGGCGGCGCCATCCGCAGCGCCTTCAAATACAAGTTCGGCAGCAACGAAAAGCTGTTCATGGCGACGGCGAGCGCGATCTACGACATGACCGCGCCGGCCGCCCCGCCGGCGATGACGGCCACAGCCGTGAGCGGGCTTACCGGCGGCGACTGGTGCGCCTTCCAGCACACGACCGCCGGCGGCTCGTTCCTCGTCTGCCTGAATGGTGCCGACACGCGCCGCATCTATGACGGCGCCGCCTGGACGACGACGCCGACGATCACCTTTTCCGACAGCACGACCATGGCTGAGCTCAACTATGGCTGGCTGTTTAAAAACCGCGAATTCTTCCTGAAGAATGCGACGCTTGACGCTTATTACCTGCCGGTAAACGCGATCGGCGGCGCGGCGGCCGTGTTTCCGCTCGGCGGGGTGATGAAGAAGGGCGGGTCGCTCATTACCGGCTTTTCCTGGTCGCTTGAAAGCGGCGACGGGCTTTCCGATCTCTGCGTCTTCGTTTCGACGGAAGGGGAGATCGCCGTCTATGCCGGCTCCGACCCTTCGAGCGCCAGCGATTTCGCGTTGAAGGGCGTCTATCAGATCGGCAAGCCGCTCGGAAAGAACGCCTGGATCCGCGTCGGCGGCGACGTGCTGATTGCGACCTCCGACGGACTGACGCCGATGTCGCAGGTGTTTCAGCGTGACCGGCAGGCGCTGACGCAGGTTTCGGTGTCGCGGCCGATCGAGGACGACTGGCGGCAGGCGGCGAACGCGACCGGCTCCGGCTGGACGCTAAAGCCCTGGGCCGAGCAGAACCTGGTCTTCGTCGCCTTTCCCGACAACAGCGTCGTCAGCGACCGGACATTCGTCTTGAATGTCTTGACGGGGCGCTGGGCGACGCTCAGCAACTGGCGGGCCAACTGCTTCGAGACGCTGCAGGGCGGGCTCTTCTTCGGCTCACGCGAGGGCTATTGCTGGCAGGGCGACACCGGCGGGACCGACGACGGGCTGACTTTTGCCGCCACCTATCTCTCGCAGTTCACGCCGGCCGGACAATTCGGCCAGCGGACGGCGACGACGATGGCGCACATGTATTTTCGCGCCAAGACGAAGCCGAAGGTGCAGCTTTTCGCCCGCGCCGACTTCGATCGGAGGGTGCCGCCGTTCGACCGTGTGACGGAGGGCGATACCGCCTCGCCGGAATGGGACGTCGGCCTCTGGGACGTGGCGCGCTGGGACGGTGTCTCGGAGGCGCTGCGCTACGATTTTCGCCAGAACGTGCGCGCGAGCGGCGACATGCTGGCGGTCGGCTGCGTCATCACCTCGGGAGGCGCCGTGAAACTCGACATCGAAGTGGACCTTGCGACGCTGCAAGTCACGGCGGGGGAGGTGAGCGCTTGAACATCATCTGGGGCGGCGCGGGCGACCCCGCGAGGAACGACGCGATCGCCGGCTTCGTCGCGGCCCGTATCGACGACTGCGAGAGAGGCTTTGCCGACTTCACCACGCTCGGCGTGACGGAGGAGGGCAGGCTCGTCGCCGGCGTCGTCTACCACAACTATTCGCCCGAAGCGGGCGTCATCGAGCTTTCGGCCGCAGCCACGAGCAAGCGCTGGCTGACGCGGCCAGTGCTGAAGGCCATGTTCGGCTATCCCTTCGATGAAGTCGGCTGCCAGATGGCGGTGCTGCGCGTCTCGGAGGAGAACCGCGGCATGGTCGATATCGCCCGGCGCTTCGGATTCACGAGCCACCGCATCCCCCGGCTTCGCGGGCGGGAGGAGGCGGAAATCATCTTCACTTTGACAGACAACGACTGGCGGGCGCATCCCGTCAATCGAAGGTAGGTGTGCTATCGGAAAGTCAAAAGCTCCCACGCCCCCCGATCCGAAGGCGACGGCGGCGGCGCAGACCGCGACCAATATCGGCACGGCGGTCGCCAACGGATACATGGGCAATGTCAACCAGGTGACGCCGGACGGCAGCCTCACCTACAGCTACACGACGCAGAAATGGACCGATCCCTTGAGCGGAAACGTCTACGATCTGCCCGTTGCAACGGCGACGCAGGCGCTCTCGCCGATGCAGGACAAGATTAAGAAACAGAATGACCAAGCGAGCCTCAATCTTGCGACGCTCGCGACTTCGCAGTCGAGCCGGCTCAATGATCTGCTCGGCAAGCCGATGGACATTTCGAAGGCGCCGGCGGCCGGCGACCTTTCGAAGCTCCAGCTTCCGCAGTACCAGCAGTTTTCCGGTGGGCCGGAGCTTGCAACTTCCGTTGGCAATGCCGGCAACATCACCCGCAGCTACGAGACGGATTTCGACACCTCGAAATACGAAAGCGCGCTGATGGCGCGGCTCAACCCGCAGCTCGAGAGCGACCGGGCGGCGCTGGAAACGCGGCTTGCCAATCAGGGCCTGCAGCCGGGATCGGAGGCGTATAACCGGGCAATCGACGAGGCGAACCGGACGTCCAACGACGCCCGCATCGCGGCGGTGCTCAATGCCGGCCAGGAGCAGACGAGGCTTGCCAACCTCGCCAACCAGAAGGCGAGCTTCGAAAACGCGGCGCAGGCGCAGGCCTATGCCCAGGCGCTGCAGAACGCCGACTTCGGCAACAATGCCAAACAGCAGATGCACCAGAACAGCCAGTCCGCGGCGGCCGCCAACAACGCGCTGAAGGACCAGAGCTTCAACGCCGAGCAGGCGCGGATCAATGTCCAGAACACCGCCCGCGCCAACTATCTGAACGAGCAATATGCCCAGCGCAACCAGCCGATCAACGAAATCTCGGCGCTCCTGTCCGGCGGGCAGGTGACGAACCCGAGCTTCGTGCCGACGCAGGGACAGTCGATCCAGCCGGTCGACTATGCCGGGCTGGTGCAGCAGAACTACCAGAACCAGATGGCGACCTATAACGCCCGACAGCAGGCGGGTGGCAATCTTATCGACTCGCTGCTTGGTTTCCTTCCGAAGTCCGACCGCCGCGCCAAGAAGAACATCGAGAAGGTCGGCAGGCTCAAGGGGCATAACCTCTACGAGTTCCGCTACAAGGACGAGCCGACCTCCGGGCCGAAGCATATCGGCGTGATGGCGCAGGAGGTGGAGAAGAGCCGGCCAGATGCGGTGCTGCGCGGGCCGGATGGCATGCGCCGGGTGGATTATGGGCGGCTTTTCGCGGCGGGGAAGAGGCGGAAGTAGGGCAGATTTCGTCTCCTTCGTTTGGAATTGAAACCGGCCGCTTGGACAGGTTCAAGCGGCCGCGAGCCGGAAGAAGAAAGGATTTTCAATGGATACACGACCGAGGCCGCGAAGAAGCGATGTACCGCATTTCTTCGATCTGCAACAAACGCTCTCAGACGCCGTGCGCCAGTCGATGACCGTCGGCAAGGCACCGGCGGCGGCAATCGATTCGTTGAGCGCAGCGATGGATGCGGACTTCCTTGATGACGTTCGATCCGGGAAAGCCTCGATGGCGGATGTTCGTGACCGGCAGCGCCAACAGGAGGCGCTGAGGCGCGAGCGTGACGAGGCGCTTCGACGCAAGCAGGCCGAGTGGCAAGAGCGGAAGCGCCGGGAGATGATGGCAAAATTTGAAGAAATCGAGCGGTTGGAGGAGCGAGATCGCGTCGCAGCGATGGGCAATTTTGCGGAAGAAGGTGAGGCAATCGGCGACGTCTTGGGCTCCGGCCTGGGCGGGCTTGCCGGTCTAGCGAGTGCTCCTTTCACGAGCCCTGCCGGCGCCGTCTTTATCGGAGGGGCTGCAGGCGCGGCCGGAAGCCGCGCCGGCGGTGCTCTCGGTAGGGCGATCGGCGAAAAGACCGGGCGCGCTGGGCCGAGGAACTACGAAAACTTCAATCCGATGGGCGACTTTACCGGTTACTATCTCGGCGACGACCTGCCTTCGCCTTACCGGTTCCGGCGTTGACGGGCAGGCGGAGTGCCGGGATCTCGTTCTCGCTCCTCTCTGCACGTATTCCGCGATGCGAAAGCAAGTATCCGTTGCAACGAGTCGAAGATTGCCTATCCTCGCGACTAGGGTCGTCATCGGCGAGAAGGCGAGCCGAAGCGGGCGAGAGAGTTCGCCGTGCCGATGCGTCGCGTCGGAACCGGCACCTCCGGTTGGGGAGTTGAGCACATTTATGTCGTCGGTTGTTGTTGGTATCGTCATTGCCGTCCTTTTGTTGGCGGCTCATTACGGTTTGCAGTACTTTGGCGTGAGGTTGTCCAAAGGTCGAACTGCCTTGCTTTGGTTTCTTATTGCCGGCTTCTCCGCCGCGCTCGTTCGCTGGCTTTCCGCTTGATCAGACGCCCAGTACACGACAAGCACGTGGGCTGGGTGGATCCCTGTGACGAGCACACGAATGAGGGTGGGAGGAGAGGACTTGCCGTACCGCAACCGATGAGGCGGCAAGAGGGTGCGTCGTGTACTGTGTAACAGTCAGTAGGAGCAGAATGGCTAAGATTTTCTACGGTCTAATGTACCTGCTAATAATATCTTATGCGGTTCTCCACGTCTATACGCTCCCCAAAGTCATCGTTATGAAGCGGTCATCTATCTTTTTCAGAAGGCAGAGGTGCGTGTAAATGATTATTACCTCGTGACAGAGAGGAAATTATCGGCTGTTTACATTGGGCCTGGTGCAGAGACTGGCTTTTGCGTGTTGAATGAAAAGAAAAATTACTGCGACTATGTAGTCGGAGTAGACTACGTATACCTCAATTATGACCGTGTATTCGAGGACGCTACATTTATTTTTTCAAGGCTCATGCTGCGTCCTTTGCTTTACCACATCTTTGCCGGCGTTTATGTCGACGAAACCAAGTTACGGACGCCGGACTGACGAAGCGCCGCCGGGTAAATTGTGTCCTGCATCGGTGGCATAGTCGCATACGTCCCTCTCCGGTTAGTCACCTGACCTGAGAGAGGCATGCTGCGTATTCGCGAGGCCGAGCCGCCGACATCCTGGGCACGATCCTGTCCGAACGCGAACTATTTCCAATCTTCAAACGGCCTCCCATCGGGAGGCCTTTTTCATGGAGGCTATCTTGCCAAGAACAGGCGGAGTCTATTCCCCACCGGCCGGCACCAAGGGCGTGCCCAACACGACGATCCAAAGCGTGCCTTATAACGCGCTGATCGACGACCTCACGGCCGACGCCAATGCCGCGCGGCCGATTACCGCGGGCGGCACCGGCGCCACAAGCGCCAGCGCTGCCCGCACGGCGCTCGGTGCGCAGGTAGCGAGCGCGGCGCTGAGTTCGATCTCCGGGCTTGCGACCGGCGCCGACAAGACGATTTATACGACGGCGGCTGACGCCTATGCGACTACGGCACTGACGCCGTTCGGCCGATCACTCATCGACGACGCCGACGCGGCGACGGCGCGCTCCACGCTGGGTCTCGTCATCGGCACGAATGTCCAGGCGTTCGATGCCGGGCTGCAATCGATCGCTGGGCTGACGACGGCCGCCGACCGCATGATCTATACGACGGCGGCCGACACCTATGCCGTCACCCCGCTGACGGCCTTCGCCCGCACGCTTCTCGACGACGCCGACGCGGCAACCGCCCGCTCTACCCTCGGCGTTGCGATCGGGACCAACGTCCAGGCCTACCATGCCGGTCTTGCGGCCATTGCGGGACTCGCGGTCACCGATGGCAACGTCATCGTCGGCAACGGGACCACATGGGTCGCGGAAAGCGGCGCAACAGCCCGCGCCTCGATGGGAGCGGCGTCAACCGCGACGACCATGACCGCCGGCAACGGACTAACCGGAGGCGGCGACCTTTCGACGAGCCGGACACTGACGCTCGGCACGCCCTCGAGCATCACCAATGACACGACGAACAGCGTGACAACCACCAGCCACACGCACGCGCTGGGGTTCACGGCAGCGGAGGTTTATACGGGTTCGGCGGCGGGGGAAACCAATTTTCCGCTGGGGCATCTTATTCTGAGTACTGATCCCAGTATCTTAAGCCGTAACTCCGGTGCTGCCCCCACGCTCTACACCTCTAACAGCGGGCAATACGTTAACAGTGATCTCGGCAGTGGTGTTGGCGCTGCCTTATCCGGAACGTGGAGACGTCGCGGCTATGGCGTCAGCAATGTCTCTCTTCTCCAAAGGGTTGCTTGAATGATCGCCAGCGTTTCCAACATGTCACTCAATTCGGTTACCAGCATCACGGCGACATCTGAGCCAGACGTCTTTCTGGTAAAATGCAACATTACGGATATTGAAGGATCATCATACGATACAGACTATTGCAGCCGACCGAATGATCCCTTCGGGTTGAACCCAACAATTCGGCAATGGCTTGCAGATAATCCGTCGTTCCGGATCCAATCCTTTGTAGCCCCAACTCCACAACAAATTCGCGCGTCGATGCCTCCCCTTTCGGCGAGGCAACTTCGGCTGGGACTTGTGAACGCGGGGATTTCTCCAACTCAGGTCGAGGCCTCTATCGTGGCGACGACCTCGGGGCTGGATAAGGACAAGGCCCTGATCGAATGGGAATATGCGACGACCTTCAATCGAACGCATGCGCTCATCGCCACAATAGGCGCCCATCTCGGTCTAGCTGACGAGCAGGTAGACGCCATGTGGATTGCCGCCATTAATCTCTGACACTTCGCCATCGAGCGAGACTTCTCTCAGCAACAAGGTGAACCATGAACAAAACCGTGCCTGCCGGCGCGGCGATTCTGCTCGACTTCATTCGGGAGACCGAGGTCGGGCGGAAGGACCGCGCATCCTATGACGTGATCTATGCCAACAGGCAGAACAGGCTGAAGCAGCCGCTGACGACGATGAGCTTTGGCGATGTCGTCGACGCGCAGGAGGGATGGTCGAAGAGCCATGGGTCCAGCGCCGCTGGCGCTTATCAGTTCATGCGGGCGACGCTGGTCGGCCTGGCGAAGGAAATTCCCTCGATCGAGAGCCGCGATCTATTCACACCGGATCTGCAGGATCGACTTGGTTTTCACCTCTTGAAGCGCCGCGGCTATCAGGCGTTCGTGACCGGCGAATTGCCGCTCGTCGACTTCGGCCGGCGGCTGGCGCAGGAGTGGGCGTCGCTGCCGGTCCTTGCCGACACCAGGGGGGATCAGCAGCAGGTGAAGCGCGGGCAATCCTATTACGCCGGCGATGGGCTCAACAAAGCGCTGGTCAAGCCGGAGAAAGTGGAGGCTGTGCTGCGTGAGGTGCTGGCAGTGGCACGCGGGCCGGTGGAAGAGGAACCGGCCGCCGCGGTGACGCGGGAGGACGCCGCGCCGGTTACGGCATCGCGCCCCGCGTCAAAGCGCAAGGCGGTGGCGCGATCCGGGCGCTTCTGGACCTGGCTGCTCACGGCCGGCGGCAGCGTGGTCACCGCCTTGAGGGAACTGAATCTCGTAACGCTCGACTGGCGGGTGCAACTGGCGATCCTCACCGTGATTGTCGGCTTTGCCGTCTACGCCATTTCCTCCATGCCGGTCGTGCGCGAGGCGCTGGGCCTCAAGCGATGATTTTGTGGGGAAGGATCCTTGGCGGCGGGCTCATCCTCGCTGCCGTCTTTTGGGCCATTCTCGCCATCCGCGAGGAGGGGGCACAAACGGTGAGACACGCAATCGAAAGGCAAAATGATGAAGCAGCAGACCGCGCTGATGCGAAGCGTCGCGCTTATGATGCCTGCCTTGGTTCTGGCGGGGTGTGGGATTTCGGGACCGGCCGATGTGACGGGCTTGAGACGCGTGGTCGGCACTGATCTTGCCGGCGCCCGCGGCGCGACACCGGCCGACCAACGCCGGATCGACCGCACCGTTGTCGGTCTTTGCGCCGCGGCCGTATGGACGGAGGCAGAATGCGGAGGACATGGAGCGGGAGACGATGGGAGCGGGCGACGATGATTGATGGCAGCGTTCACCAGCAGCTCGGGACGCTGATCGCCGAAGTGAAGAACCTGCGCGAGGATTTTCGGCGGACTGAGGACCGGGCGGCCGCAAGCCTTGCCTCGGCGATCCGCCGCATGGACGAACTTTTCGAGCGGGTAGGGACGCTCGAAGGGGCGATGTCGCTGACCAAGGAAGACATTGCCGATATGAAGCCGGTGACAGAGGACGTGCGGAAATGGAAGCTGATGGGAATGGGCGCGCTCGGGGTCATCGGCATCGGCGGCGCGGCGCTCGGGGTGACCTTTGCGGACGCGGCGAAGCGGATGCTGATGTTGTTGCGCGGCGGGTAGTAGGCGCGAATGCCCGTGATTCGCTTCGCCCCCGAGTCGGATGCAAATGCGCCGGGGTTTGGCGGCTGGCGCCGCCCGCCTTGGTTGCGACGAGTCCGCTCAAAATGTGGAAATAGATACGCCAGGTTGTGATGTTCCTTTGAGGTAAATGTATGCCGCGAACGGCCGCTTGTCTCGGCTTACGATGGCTGTGGATATCGAACCGGCTACATGTCATTTCGCTAAAATTCCACGGGTGCGGTCAACGCGATTGCGGTTACCTTTCCAAACGGGGGAGGGCCTGGGGATGGTGACTGTCGCCGACATCAATCTGACATGGGTGCAGAAACGGGCGGATGCCTATTGCGCCAAACTTGGTGACCATGAAATGGGCTTTGTCTTGAAGCGCCAAGCGCGTGGAGACTGGGCCTGGACGATCTGGCATTGCAACGGGACCGGCAACAACGATTTTCGTCATGCCACGACGCTCGATGCGGCCCAGGCGCAAGTGCTGGCGGGCGTGAAGGACTGGTTCCGCCAGGCCGGGTTTTCGTAAAATAGCGGGACAACGTTCTACGGTCAGGCGCGACTTCACAGGGGGACGGCGGGAGACTGCTTTTGCCGGGGAGAGTCCGCTGCGGAGCTTGTGCAGTGTGCATTGCGCCGCCACCCTGGCAAGTAGCGCTCCTGCGAAGGTGCCAGGCCCGCGAAATCAGTCGAAGTCGAAGAAATCGTAGCGGTAACGCCGACTGACGAGGCGCAGCGAGCCGTCGGGTTCAACCACATAGGTTTCATAGACGGTGCGCCCTGCACGATCATTGAACTGGTGCGGCACGATGCTGCCGACCGGCGCCTTCCTAAGCCTTGTTCGCGGCTGGCCGCCGTAGGTGATGCTGCCGGGTATCGGTTCGAGATAGGGCGAGTAGCCAAAGGTAACGGCAGTGGCCGTGCAGCCGCTCAGACTCGAAGCGAGCAGCATGGCGGACAGGACGACAGGCGACATCGCGGACAGGAGGGTCTTCAT